TTCGAGTGGTATCCCATCGAGAATCTGAGGGGGCCGAAGGGCGACACTGGGGAGAAGGGCGACAAGGGCGACAAGGGCGACATCGGGGAGCGGGGGCCGCGCGGGTATCAGGGTGAGCAGGGGCCGCGCGGGTTCCGGGGCGACAATGGCGAGAAGGGTGACCCCGGCGACACTGGCCCGGAAGGGCCGGAAGGGCCGCAAGGCCCGGAAGGGCCACAAGGTCCGGCGGGTGCGGACTCTACGGTGCCCGGCCCGAAGGGTGACAAGGGTGACAAGGGTGACAAGGGCGACCCCGGCGAACAGGGACCTCCCGGCTCGATCCTCGACACCGGGTGGCGAGACATTACCGCCGAACTGAACGAGCGTGTGCACGGCGGGGCGCTCATGGTGCGCCGAGTAGGAGACACCGTGTTCTTGGGAGACCCGTCAATCTTCGGCGTCACTTTCGGCAACCAGGGGGCGTTCTGGTCCATGCCTGTCGGATTTAGGGGGACGGGTGTGCAGCAGGTCGGGATGACTATGAACATCTTGTCCGGAGAGGTCAAGAGTGCGGCGGTGAGAGCACGAGCGAATGACTTGCACGTGCTAAAAACGCCGGCAGATGACAACGATTTCAGGTGGACGCCGGGGGGCTGCTACCACACTTCCGACCCGTTCCCTGATGAGGCTGACTGGCCTGGCGTAGCCTATCCCTAGCCGCGTCTCCACCACGACGTGCTACCCTCACCATTAGCAGTACCCGGATGGCGTATAGGGCCTCGGGACCGGCATGGCATGCAGGGCCTCGGTGACAACCGCACCAACTGTCACCACGGAGGACACCATGGCACGCGCCATCGGCCGCATCGCACGCCTCGCAACCCAGTACGAGGATCAAAGCGAACAGCTAGAAGACGACACCACCTCGTTTGAGGTGCCCGAAGACCTATCCACCCTCAGCGACGACGACCTCGCCGCCCTCCACGCCCAGGCCGTCGACCACTTCGACAGCCTCTACGGTGACGGGTCGAACCTGTCCGACGAGGATGTCACCACCCTTGAAGCGCTCACCGAGGGCATCGAGGTACTGAACGCCGAGGTCGCCGTGCGGGAGGAGCAGGCCGCCGCCCGCGCCGAGAAGGCCGCGGAACTGGCTACCCGCGTTCGCGGTGAGGACGAGGCCGAGGCACCGGCGGCCGAGGGGGACGCCGAGGACCCTGATGAGGGTGAGGCCACCGAGACCCCCGAGGCGGCAGCCGAGGACCCCGCCGAGGAGGCCGTTGAGGGGGAGGCCGTGGAGGAACCGGAGGCGGTTGCAGCCTCCGCGCGCCGCGGCCCCGTCCGCGTCAACCTGTCCGGCCGGGGACGGCGCCACGAGCCGCGGGAGGAGCCGGGCGCCACCGGGGTACGGTCGGTGATGTTCGCCAACGACGCCCCGGGCCTGCGTGACGGGCAGGGTATTGACTTCATGGACGCCGCCCGCGCCCTCGACCGCCGCCTCATGGGCTTCAACACCCAAACGTATGAGACGGCACGCCGATCCGGTCGGGCCCTACGCGAGCAGCATTCCCTCGTCACCATCCGTAAGCCGTTCAATGATGATCAGGTCATCAAGAACAGCGACCCGGAGCATGTGGCCGAGGTGCTGGCGCGGGTGACGGATGAGCGCAACACCCCGCAGGGGGCGCTTGTCGCGTCCGGCGGTTGGTGCGCCCCATCCGAGGTGCTGTACGACAACCTCCTCGAACTGGAGTCGCGTGACGGCCTGTACTCCCTTCCGGAGGTCGGGGTGAACCGGGGAGGGTTCCAGTTCACGCGGGGGCCGTCGTTCCGCGACATCTACGACAACACCGGGTTCTCGTACACCGAGCAGCACGACATCGACGGCACCTACGGCACCGACGCCACCGGTGAGGGTAACGGCAGCGAGGGCAGCAAGCCGTGCTACCACGTCGACTGCCCGCCGTTCGAGGAGGCCCGCCTCAACATTGCCGGGCTGTGCATCACCGCCGGACTGTTGCAGGCACGCGGCTACCCTGAGGTTATTGCGCGCACGATCCGCGGGGCGCTTGTGGCGCACGACCACAAGATGGCCGCCCGCCGGGTCAACGCTGTTGCTGCCGGGTCGGAGGCCCTGACCATGCCGTCCGGGCAGGTCGGCGCGACGGCCCCGCTCCTGACGGCGGTCGAACTCCAGGTCGAGCACTACCGTTACGTGCACCGGATCAGCCGGAGCACGACCCTGGAGGCCGTGTTCCCGCTGTGGACGCACGGCGCGATCCGCGCGGACCTCGCCCGGCGCCTGGGCGTGGACATGATCAGTGTCCCGAACAGCCGGATCAACGCGTGGTTCGCGGAGCGTGGCGTGGCCCCGCAGTTCATCTACAACTGGCAGGACATCACCGGGGACGCCGCCGACTTCACCGCGTGGCCGACCGAGGTGGAGTTCCTGCTTTACCCGGCCGGTGCGTGGGTTGCCGGTGGTGGGGACGTGATCACGCTCGACACGATCTACGACAGCGTGAACCTGGGCACCAACGACTACACGGCCCTGTTTACGGAGGAGTCGTGGCTCGTGGCGCGCATGGGACCGGAGTCCCGGCGGGTTACGGTGCCGCTCGACACGACCGGCGCGACGCACGCCGGGGTGCTCATCAACCATGACGGCACCGCCGTCACGGACCCGACGACGGACTGAGATGGGGGCGGGGGCGGGACCGTTCACTAGTCCCGTCCCCGCACCGTCGAGGAAGGAGGAGCCGTGACGGTTACTACCACTCACGTCCTACCGCCCGCCGTCGTGCAGGCACCCGCCCGTCAACCGTTCCAGTACGGCCTGTTCTCCGTGCTCACCTGGCGCACCGGGGACAGGTGGGAGGGTGGCGGGGTCACGTGGACGCAGGACGCCAACGCCGGTTTGGCGGCCATGGGCGCGTGGCAGTGTGAGGAGCACGAATACTCGGGGCTGCCTAAGGTGTTTCACCGGCCTGACTGTGGGGCCGGGTTCGCCTCGGCGTTTACGATCATGGCCGGGCATGTCGCGTCCGCGGGGGCGTTCGGGGTCGCCGAGGCCCGGGAGGTCGCGGGGGGACGGTTAGCGGCCGGGGAAGAGGCGGCGGTTGAACGGGTCCTGTGGTCGGGGGAGGCGGGGCAGCATCCCAACTTTTCCGGTGTCAACGGGTTCCCGGCCCCCGCCGAGGTGACGGTGGCCACGATCCGTGAGGCGGTTGTTACCGCGGAACGGTGGCTGGCCGAGTCCTATGGCGCCCAGGGTGTTATTCACGCCCCCCGGTCGACCGCGACCCTCGCGGTCCTTGACGGCGGGGTGGAGGCTACCGGGGGCAGGTTGCGCACGGGCCTGGGTACGCCGGTGGTCGCGGGCGCCGGGTATGAGCAGGCGGCCGACGGGCACGTCCTCATCGTCACCGGTGGGCTTGTCGCGTACCGCACGGAACTGTTCGCGCCCTCGACCGGGGGTGGGGACCTGTTCGACCGGGCCACGAATGACATGTACGGGATCGCGGAGCGGTCGTATCTGATCGCGTTGGACACGGCCATGCTCAACCCCGAGTCCCCGCCGGTCTTGCGAATCACCGTAACCGGGAATGGAGGGGGCGTGGGACCAGCGGGTAAGAGTGCCTATGAGGTCGCGGTCGATAACGGCTTCGAGGGCACCGAGCAGGAATGGCTCGCCAGCCTGGAGGGTCCCGAGGGTCCGCAGGGGCCGCCCGGCGCTGACGGGCAGGACGGGGCACCCGGCGAGCGGGGTGAGCAGGGCCCGCCCGGTGAGCCTGGCGTGGTTCAGTCGATTGAGGCCGGTGCCGGGATCACGGTCGACAACACTGACCCGGCCGCCCCGGTGGTCTCCACTGAGGAGGGGGCGTGAGGATTCCGAACGATGGGCTGAGCGTGTACCCGCCCAAACGTAAGACCGCCGAGAAGCCGAAACGGAAGCGGCGCCGCCGCCCCACCGAGAACGACGAGGAGTAAACGATGGCAACCCACGCTTTTATCCCGGTCCTGGGGAAGCGGCTGCGCGTCACGCGCCTAGACGACTGCGGTAACCCGCCCGAGGGCAGTGACGAGGACGCGTTCATCGCGACCGACGGATTCGTCAACGTGTCCCTGTCCGCGCAGGTTGAGGACGGCACCGAGATCCTGGTCCGTAACGCGCAAGGTCATATTTGCGTGAATGAACGGCTCGCTAACTCGTTCAAGCGGTTCAACCTCACCGTCGAGTTCTGTGGGGTCAACGCGTCCCTGCTGTCGATGGTCACTAACGCCGAGGTGTACCTGGACTATGCGCAGGACGCGGCCGGGTTCACCGTGCCGGAGGGCGCGATTGAGAAGAACTTTGCCCTGGAACTGTGGACGGGCCTGTCGGGTGAGGCGTGCGCGCCCGGCGCTGAGGAGGCGTCCGGTTACCTGCTGTTGCCGTTCGTGCGTGGCGGGACGCTGGGGGACCTCACGATTGATGGGGAGAACGCGGTGACGTTCACCCTCAATGGTGCGTACACGATGGGCGGTAACGCGTGGGGGGCCGGGCCGTTCGAGGTCGTCATGGACGATTCCAACGCGGCCGCCGTGCTGCCCAGCCCGGTGGACCCGGGTGACCACCTGCTGTTGATTGATACGGCGTTGGCGCCGCCTCCGGTGTCCGCGGACCCGCAGCCGATGCCCGCCTAACCATGTACTGCCCCCGGCCCGGTCGCTGTCGCACGTGGTGGCCGGGCCGGGGGTTGTCGTCTACCAGGGGAGGCCCCCGTGTACCCGTGTGAGTGGGACCTGGACTATTCGGCCACCGATTGTGCGCTGCCACCGGACGCGGGGGAGGGGGACCGGGCACGGCGGGCCGCGCTGGAGGACATGGCCGTCGGGTTCCTGTGGGCCTGGACCGGTAAGAATCTTGGGTTGTGCACCGAAACCGTCACGCCCGTCCCCGAACCGTGCTCCTGCTACCGCGATTCAACGTTCTGGGGTCGCGGGCCCCGTAACGGGCAGTACCGGGTGACGGCCCGCCCGCGCCTGACGTCGGGTGCGTGGCTGCCGTCGCCGTGTGGCCGTCATTTAGCGGTGAACGAGGTCGCGCTACCGGGGCCGGTGCATGATGTGGTGGACGTGACGATCAACGGCCAGTCCACACCTGTGAGTATACGTGTGGATAACCGGCGTTACCTTGTCCGCACCGACGGGCAGGCGTGGCCGACCGACGGGTCCCTGACCGTCACCTACCGGCGCGGGGTTCCCGTACCCGCCGGGGGCCGGGTCGCGGCGGCCGTGTTCGTGTGTGAGATGGAGAAGGCGCTCAATAAGGACCGGGACTGCGCCCTACCTGAGCGTATCCAGTCCATCACCCGGCAGGGTGTCACCGTCGGCGTGGCCATTGACACGTTCGAGGATGTGGAGCGGGGGCGCACGGGTATTTGGCTCATCGACTCCTGGGTCGCCTCCATCACCCAACCCCCCGCCCCGTCCCTCGTCCACTCCCCCGACACGGGACGCAAAGGTGGGGCCGAGCATAGGGTGGTCACATGGCAGCCAACCTCGCCCTAACCGCCTACCTGCACGCGCTGCTGGACCGCGCGAAACAGTACGTCGACCCGGCCCCCGAACTCGTCATTGTCGCCCCTGGGGCGGAGGTCGCGTGGGACAACTGCTGCGGGCAGTTGTGGGCGAGGGTCGTTGACTTCGGCCCCCCTAGCGGTGCCCGGCAGGTACGTAAGGCAGACGGGTCCCTGTGCGCGATGCGCCGTCAAGCGCAGATCGAGTTGGGGATGCTGCGGTGCGCCGCGGTCGTCGACGACCACGGGCGGGCCCCAACGGCGGAGGAGATTAGCGCGGACGGCGCCCAGGTCCTCGCCGACGCTGAGGGGCTGTGGCTGCTGCTGTCATGTGAGGTGAGCGTGCGGGAGGTCGTGAAGTGGACACCGGTGGGCCCGTCCGGCGGGTGCGTGGGCGGGCACTGGCGGTTCACCGTCGACCTGGGGGACTGAGCCGTGTCGATGATCGTGTTAGAGGACGCCCGCGTCACGCTCGACCAGTCACGGATGACGGGGGCCGTGGCCCGGCACGCGGAGGCCGCGGCGCGGCGGGCGGCACAAACGACCGTCGCCCGCATTAAGGAGAACATTATCCGCCTCGACCGGATCGACACCGGCGAGATGCTCAACTCGTGGCAGATACGCGCCGACACCGGCGGCCTACATCCCCGCATGTTCATCTCCTCTACCGCACCCCACATGCTGTTTCAGGAGCGGGGGACACGCGCACACGGCCCGGTGCGCGCCCCGTTCCTCGTGTTCACCCCGAAAGGATCAAACCGGGTGGTGTTCGCTAAGTGGGTGCGGGGCGTGACGCCCGGGCATTTCGTGCGTGACGCGCAACGCCGTCTAACCCCCTCCGACTTCGCCCGCGACTAACGGCGTGTACTCTGGGGCGCATGGGTACAGACGCTGCGCACACCATCACCACCGAGGGCCGTAAGGGCATTCCGGTGGAGCTTGTCGGGAAGCGGTATGTGGTGAAGAAGCCGAAGTCGGCGTTGGGGTTACGGGTCGCGGTCGCGTCGAAGAAGGCGGGGGACGACCCCGAGGGCATGCTCGCCGCGATGGACTCCTTCATCGACATGACGTTCGGGAAGACCGACGGTAAGGCGATCCGGAAGCGGTTAGAGGACCCGGACGACGACCTCGACTATGAGCACATTACCGAGCTGGTGCAGGCCCTCATGGAAGTGGGCGAAAACCCTACTACGTAGTCCAACGGCTCGCGCGGGTGGCGTTGGACAACTGGAATGATGTGGCCGGTGAGGCCGTCGCCCGTGGGCTGGACGACCTCGACGAGATGCCGTTGGCCCGGTTCGTGCCGTTCATGTGGTGGTGGTGCACGCACGGGCGTGAGCAGGCGGATGTGGAACGGTTCCGTGCCCGCCTGTGGCGGCCCCCGCGGGGGGAGGCGCCCGCCCCACAGTCGCCGTGGTCGGCGGAGAATGAGGCGAGGGCGTTTCAGGCGCTTAAGGCACTCACCGCCGGGTAACCATTAGAATACGAGACGTAACCGTTTAGTGAGGCAGCGCGCGGGTGCCCGCTGCGACCAACTCCCGCTGGCGATAGGGCCGGGGAAACCTAGGGGAGGGGGTCGCGGTGTCCGAGGTCATCGGCGAGGTGTCTATTGTCATTGGCGCCGACGGCACCCGCTTTGAGGGTCAGCTACGTACCGTAGCCGACCGGGCCAGCCGTACCCTGTCCCAGCGGCTCGGCACCGCGTTCCGTGACGTGGGCCGCGGGATGGAGCGGGTCGGGTCGTCCATGACGAAGTGGATTACCGCCCCCGCCGTGGGTGCGGCCACCGCTATCGGTGGGATTGTCACCGCGTTCGGGTGGGGCCGGTTAACGTCCATCGACTCCGCCCAGGCCCAGCTCCGCGGCCTTGGGTACACGGCTGAGGATGTTGAGCGGATCAGTGATGGCCTTGTCGACGCCCTAGAGGGCGGCATGTTGACGATGGCCGAGGCGACGTTCGCCGCGGCCGGGGCTATGGCCGCCGGGGTGGAGGAGGGCGCCGAACTCACCCGCTACGTTCAGCTCCTCGACGCGGCCGTCGCCGGTGGCACGGGCACGTTCGATGAGATGAACCAGGTGTTCGCCCGCGTCACCGACCAGGGGTATTTGACGCGGGAGCTGTTTGACACGATATCGACGCGCATGCCCGGATTTTCGTCCGCGATCCAAAACCATATGGGCGTGTCCTCCGAGGCGATGTACCAGATGCTTCGCGACGGGGAGATATCGACGGCCGACTTCCTCGACATCATCGAGGGGTTCGCCGGTGGCATGGCCACCGAGTACGCGCAGACGTTCGACGGGATGGTCGCCAACACGAAGGCGTATGTGGGGATTCTCGGCCAAACCCTCCTCGGCGGCGTGTTTGAGCGGTCGAAGGAGTCGTTGGCGGAGTTCGTTGAGTTCCTGTCCTCGGATGAGGTGGCCGAGTGGGCCACCGAGGTCGGGGAACGTATCGGGCAGGCGTTCGAGTCGATGCTCGTGTGGCTACAGGACGCGATCACGTGGTGGCGGGAACTGTCCCCGACAGTGCAACGGTTCCTCGTCATCCTCGGCGGGGTCGCGGTCGCGGCGGGCCCGGTCCTCATGGTCGCCGGGCGCATGGCCCAGGCGTTCGGCGCGATCATCAGCATCCTACCGACCCTCGCCAAGCTGTTCGGTCCCCTCGTGACCGTCGTGCGCCTGTTGGCCACCGGGTTCCGGGTGCTGTTCGCGGTGATCATGGCCAACCCTATCGTCGCGATCATCACCGTCATCGTCGGCGCGCTCGTCTGGTTTTTCACGCAGACCGAGACCGGGCAGCGGATCGTGCAGGCCGTGTGGGCGGCGATCCAGGCCGCGATTGCCGCGGTAGCGGACTGGATTACCGGGACTCTCGTGCCCGCCCTCGTCGGGGCGTGGGACGCGATTGTCGGGGCCGTGCAGTGGCTCGGGGAGGCTATCTCGGGTACGTGGAACACGGTCGTCAGGCCGGTGTGGGACATGTTCGCGGGCGCCGTGCAGTGGGTGTGGGGCATCGTGTCCCCGATCTTCTCCGCGATCATCGACACGTTCACCGCCGTCGGCGGCTTCATTTTCGACGTGTGGTACAACGTCATCAAACTGGCGTGGGACCTCATGGCCGCCGCCATCACCGCCCTGTGGGAGCGGTGGCTGCGGCCCACGTTTGAGGCGATCAACGCGGGCTGGCAGGTCGTCGCATCGTGGTTCTCAGACCGGGTGGACGACATTCGTGTCGCCTGGGATGTGATGTCGCGGGCGCTGCGGGCGGTGTGGGACTGGATTAGCCGCAACGTGATTGACCGGTTCACCGCCGGGTTCCAGGCCATGCGCGACTTCTTCTCCGCCCGCGTCGATGATGTGCGCAACCTGTGGGAGTCCCTCAAGGCCCCGTTCCAGGCGGTGTGGACGTGGATCAATGACAACGTGTTCGACAGGTTCCGCGCCGGACTGGAAACGTTGCAGGACTGGATTAGAGGCGCGGTTGAGACCATCGGCAACCTGTGGCGGGGCGTCGCGAACCTCATCCGGGAGCCGATCAACTGGGTCATAAACACGGTGTGGAACGACGGGTTGAAGGCCGCGTTCGACAATGTGGCCCGGGCGATCAACTCGGATGCGCGGCTGCCCGCTGCGCCGACGATTCCACAGTTCGCGGCAGGCGGCTACCACTCCGGCGGTTGGGCCATCGTCGGGGAGGAAGGTCCCGAGCTGGTCAACTTCTCCAACCCTGCCCGCATCTACTCGGCGGACGAGTCTCGGCGCATGTTGGAGACCGGAACGGTGTGGTCGGATTCGAACCCACCGCACGGCGGCATCGGATCGTGGGTGGGTGACCGATGGAACAACCTGAAGGAAGGCGCCTCCGTTGTCGGTGGTGTCATCCGCGACGCAGCCGGTGAGGTCGTGTCGTGGGCGCGGGGCGGGTTGGCGAACCTCGCCGACCTCATCCTCTCCCCCATCTTCAACGCGGTCGCCGGGACCGTCGGCCAGTGGGGCGACATTGGCCGCCTTGGTGGGGACGCGATCACCAACGTCAAGGACCGCATGGTCGACTGGATCAGGGGCGAGGATGAGAAGGCGAACGTTCCCCCAGACGCGGGTGGCCGGTCGCTGCGCGGGGCGCTGCCATATGTGAACGCCGCGGCGTTCGCGCTCGCGGACATGGTGGGCGGCATCCGCACGATGCAGGCGTTCAACCAGTCCATGCACTCCTCCCACCGCCAGGGCCGGGCGGTCGACTTCGTGGACTCTCGTTCGACGCTGGACCGGCTCGCGAACGCTATCGTCTCGACCCGCGGGTTCGACAACTTCCGGCAGATGATCTGGCAGCGGCGCGTGTGGACACCGCAGGGCGGGTGGGCGCCGCAACGATCCGGCTACGGTAACGACCCGTGGCACCTGTGGCACGTGCACGCCGAATGGTTCGACAAGGGTGGGCGGCTCCGCCCCGGGTGGAACGCGGTATATAACGGCACCGGCGCGGATGAGCTGCTGGCCAACGTCACACCGTTGGTGGCCGCCCTACGGCGCGGGGACGCCACAGTGGCGGTGCCCGCACGGCCCGACCCGCAACCCGCCGCGACCGGCGTCGGGGCGGGTGACGGGGAGACACGCATCGCCCGGGAGGACCTGGATTACGTGGTGGACCGGCTGGCGGAGGCGTTATGGCCCGCGGCCCGGGCAGCGTCGCATGTCCTAGATTGGGCCGACATGGGCCGGGTGCGGAAGCGCGCGTCGGGACGGAGACGGTAAATGGGTATCGGGACAACTACGTGGGGCAGCGCCGTCGGGACCGGCGGCAACAACGGGCTGCGCCTCGGCTACCGGATTGACCGCACCTACCCATCGGACGCGGAGGCGCGGCTCAGGTTGCGGGTGTGGGCGTGGACCCGCTCATCGGTGAGCGACTCCAACAACAGCTTCAACCTGTCGGGAAACTGGTCGAACAGGTCAGGGCAGTCCCGCAACATCAACCACCCCACCGTCTACCCGCACTGGCCGACGAATAACCGGACCCTGCTATATGACGAGCTACTGTACGTTTCTCGGCAGTATGGGTCGTCGGTAAGCCGGTCATTCTCTGCGTCGTTCTCGGGGATCGAGGCTGCGCCGGGGACGGCGCGGGTGAGTGGGTCGGTCTCGGTAGCCGCGCGCCCATACCTGTCGCCGAACAACCCCTCGGGAGTGTCCGCGTCACGGTCCTCCGACACTCGCATCGTTGTGTCTTACTCCCACTCGGCGACCACGGCGCGGCCACGCACCCGGTTCCGCATCCGCCGCCGGGAGTTGCAGTCCAACGGGTCGTGGTCGTCGTGGATTGACCGGGGCACGTCTACGTCCCTGTCGTTTACTGACACGACCACGAGTAACCGCCGCTACCAGTACCAGGTGCGCGCGGAAGGGCCGGGCGGCAACTCCTCCTACGTCACCGCGACCTCGACGGTGGACACGTCCCCGTCAGCACCGTCGAACATGCGCGCGCGTGCCGTGTCTGCCGGGATCGAGGTGTCGTGGAATAACACGTCCCGGTATCCGACCTCGGTTCGGATAGAGCGGCAAGAGGACGACGGATCGTGGCAGCACTTCGCTACCGTCAGCGCTGGGACAACCAGCAGGGTCCTTAACGACCCGGACCTCACGAAAACGCATCGATTTCGGGCCCGCGCCGAGGGACCGTCCCTCAACTCCGGGTGGGTGTACTCGGAGCGGGTGGAACTGGCCGCGCCGCCGGGGGCGCCCACGAACCTGGGGCCGTCGACGGTGTGGGACGCGACCCAGCCGAGGGAGTTGACGTGGCGGCCTGCGCCGACGGATGGGTCGGAACAGACCGCGTTCGAAGTCCGCCACCGACTGTATGATCCGGCCTCGCCGGGGTCGTGGACGTGGACGGGGAAGATCAACTCGTCCACGTCCCGGTGGACGCTGCCCGCTGACACGTACGCCAACGGCGATGTGATCGAGTGGCAGGTCGCGACGTGGGGCGTTCACCCGGACCGTGGCCCGTACTCGGCGTCGAACTTGCAGACGCCGACGGCTCCGCCCACCGTGTCGATCAACGCTCCCGACTCGGAGACAGTGGTGGAGCAGTCCACTGCGCTCCTGGAGTGGGGGTACTCCCAGGATCAGGATCACCCGCAGATCGCGTGGCGAGTGACGCTCACCCGGGCGGGCGGGCAGTCGCAGGTCATCACCGGCGAGGGAGCCGACACTGAGTACCTGTTGACGGGCCTCCGGGACGACTCCGCCTACACGGTGGTATTGCAGGTGCAGTCCGCGACCGGGCAGTGGAGCGACCCGGACACGGTTGGTTTTCCGGTCGCCTACCCGCAGCCGCAGGCACCCTCGCTGGATTCCGGGTGGACGCGGGAGACGGGTGCAGTGTCGTTGCAGGTGGAGCAGCCCGTGTGGGAGGAGGGGTACGCCGAGGCCGACCACCACCAGATTTGGGGCACGTCGGACGACGCGGCGGCGGAGGCGTACCGGAACTGGCAGACCTTAGAGCGGGCCGCCGATGAGCACGGGCTGGCGGACCTGACGACGGTGACCAACGTTGTCACTAACCCACGGGGCCGCCACTCGGAGGCCACGTTCCCGATCCGGGAGAACCTCATCGAGAACCCGCGCGGCCGTCATCCTTACCAGTCGGCCCCGACGACGACGGTGTATGAGAATCTGGTAACCAATCCGCGTGGCCGTAACACGTCCGGGACGGTGACGATCCGGGAGAACCTTGTCGATTCAGGCCCCCGACTTACGACTTCTACCCGCAAATCCCTTATCTCTTCCACCGTGGCCTGGGGAGGTTGGGATGACTCGCACGGTGCAGCTATCCGTACAGCCTCGACTGGCGGAACGAGTAGCCGAGCGGGGTTCTTTATCACGGGGATGCAAGGTGACTCTGGGCATCAGATCACCGTGTCCCTTGACGCGGCGCAGGCACCGGGAAAAAACTACCGCCTCCGCATACTGCTACTAGAGGGTACTTCTAGTCAAGTGGAGAGCGGGTATGCGGACCTGACGGATGAGCGGGAACGGTATGTGTTTCACCTTGACCCTACCGGCTCATGGGATCGGCTGTATATCGACATTATCGACATCCAAGGTGCCATTGCGCCTGAGATCGTCGGCTACGTGGACCGTCTATGTGTCGAGAATGGGTTTACTGAAGGGGACTACTTCGACGGCGACACCTGGGACGGCGACCCCGACTTCACCCCGGAGTGGACTGGCACACCGGGGGAGAGCACATCGAGGTTGGTCGCGCCGAAGCCGGTGGGGTGGGTGGCGCCGATGGGCACAGTGTTCTATTCACAGACCTACGATGCGGTTGGCATGATTTTAGAGCCATTAGACGAGGGAGAGTACGAGAACGGCGTGCTGGCGACCGCCCTCGGCCCGGGTACGGATTTAGGTGAGCACACGAGCGTGTTCCAACTATGGACTGATACCGGGAACACTGTGTACGTCCAAGACGGAGTTGAACTTTCCAGCGGCGGAACTTATCGACACCCTGGCAGTCCCCACCAGTCTTTCGCATTCAGGTTAATAGCGGCGGCTAAGGAGGATGCCCCTGTCAACATCCTGTACCTCTGGGCAGGAGCCGTCCCCGGCGAGTACACCGGCCCCTACTTCGACGGGCACACATCGGATTGGGATGGCGACCCCGACCTCACCCCGCAGTGGTCCGGCGACGAGGACGACAGTGTGTCTGAACTGGTCGCGCCCCGGCCCGATAGGTGGGTAGACACTCTTACTCCGGGCATCGTCTACTACTCCCACACGCGGGATGCTCTGGCCGTGAAACTTGAGCACGTAGCCAACATCGACAGGATGGGCGCCGTCCTGTTCACCGCCTTCGAGGCGATTGAGGAGTTCCCCGAAGGCACGGACTTCAATGTCGTGGTCTCATTCATCGGCAGCGATACAGGCGAAGCAGTGGAGTTCCTGGACCCTGATGACGAGCCAGTTGCGATCTTGGAGCCGGGCGAGGAGACGATTGTTCCGCTAGGGACTCTGGGGGACTCGCCGGTTGTCTACGTCGTACCAGTCCGCGTACCGGGGACCGAGGTGTCGGTGGCGTATTTCCGAGCTGGGGCGTCTCGGGATGAAATAGGGCCCGTGCTGCCGTACTTCGACGGACACTCGAATCCGGCGGAGGTAGTGGACGACCCGGACTTCGACCTCATCTGGACGGGGGAGGAGGACCAGTCCGCGTCGGAGATATCCGCGCCGCTTCCGGCCGAGTGGCAGGCAGCCTCAGCCGGTTTCTACTATTCGCGCACTTACGATGCCTTGGCCATGCGCCCGATCCTGAGTGAGGATGGAAGGCGTATAGCGTACGCCGTCCCGCCGTTTGAAACCGGGGAGCGACGGCGGTCCATCGTTCAGTTCTGGACCGACACCGGCGCGCCGATGGACGTCATGAGCACGGCCTTAGGGATTGATCGTCAGCAGGGTATTCCAAGCGGGGGCACATTCGTTGGGGAAGCGCTGAATACGGTAAACCGTCTCGTCTATTTTATCGGGCACGAGCCCGTGAACGTCGTGTACTTCCGCAACCTCATATCCGATGAGCCCGATTACGTGGGCCCGTTCTTCGACGGTCACACCGACCGTGACGGGTTCCATTACGAGTGGGAAGGCCTGCCGGACCAGTCGCCGTCCACGGTGACGATGCCGGAGCGGTGGGAGGCTGCCGACACATTCGAGCGGCTGTGGTTCGACACCCGCGTCCTCATCATCGACGGACTTGAGGTTGGGGGCGCGTTCTCTTACCCGGTTCCCGCAGTGGGGGACGGCACCGGCAACGTTTATCAGGCGGTCACCGTGTCGGCGTTGCCGTCAATCGCAGAATCCGCGTTCCATTACGTGCAGATCAACTCCGACACGCGCGTTGACTGCCCGCCGCGCCGCGCCGACGGGGAGACGGGGGAGTTCTACCTCAACGGCGGCGAGGACTACTCGCTGGTGTGCCGGGCCGTGTATGGCCTCGAAGTCGATGAAGGGTTCGAGAAGCCGGACACGGTGCGGCACCGCTTCTCGGGCCGCGCTCTGCCGGTCGCTTTTTACGGGGACGGGGAGGAGTTCACGCTCAAAGTCGCGTTCACGACCTTGCCGGGGGAGGAGTACCGGGGAGAGCACGCGGCAACTTACCGGCAGTGGCGCGGCCTCGTGGCACGGCGCGGCCCGCACCTGTACCGCGACTGGCTGGGGCGCCGTTACTTCGTGGACGTTGAAGAGTTCAACGGGGCCCGTCAGCCGGGCGACCACATGGCCGTCACGATGCGGCTCACTCGTGTAGAGGATGAGGAGCCGTGAGGTTCACCGGGACCCGCGCGGAGCGGTGGCGGGTGGACCTGCTGGACTACCAGGACGGATATAAGCGGGAGCTGCGGGAGTTCCTAGGCGGCACGTATGAGGTCAACGGGAACCGGCCCATCATCGGCTCAGGGTCGATCAGCGTCGCATTCCACATTGAAGATGACGACGTGGAGTGGGGGCGCGACCGCTTCCAAGTGTGGTATTCACCCGGGTACGTGGACGGGGAGCGGGAGTGGTGGCCGCGCGGCGTGTTTCTACCATCACTGCCAGAGATTGAGTACGACGACGAAACGGGCCTGTTAGCAGGGTCGGTGAAGGTGATGGACAAGCTCCTCATCCTCGACCAGGATTCCCCGACCGGCCCGCACGCGGTGCCCGCCGGGGCGAGTGTCGTGGAGGAGGTCAATGATCTCATCGCGTCGGCAGGGGAGACCCGCGTCAACGTCGAGCCGTCCGGTGAGGTGCTGGCATCGCCCATCACGTGGGATGCGGGCACCAGCAAACTTCAGATCATCAACGACCTACTGCGCACGATTGGGTACACGCCGCTGCGGGCTACCGGATCAGGCCAGTTTGAGGCGACGAAGCAGAAGCCGGTGAGGGATCGGGGTGTGGCGTGGGAGTTCGCGCAGGGCCGGGACTCGCTGCATATCCCTCGGTGGGTCAAGAACGACGATTGGGCGGATACCCCTAACCGGGTTGTGCTCATCTCGCAGGGGGACGAGGAGACCGAGGCGATGATGGCCGTGGAGGAGCATCCGCCGGAGTCCCGGTTCTCATACGAGGCTCGCGGGCAGCGGTGGATCGTGCACACAGAGACCGATGTGCAGGTGACCTCCCAAGCCGTGTTGGACGATCTGGCTCGGATGCGGCTGGGTGGGCTGGCTCGCTCCTACTCCAATATGAGCGTCGAGCACGCCATGCTGGACTTGTGGCCGGGGGACCGGGTGGACTTTCGCACCGACGTTTACCGGACGGCCGCTGAGATTCACTCGTTCACTGTCGCGATGGAGCCGGGAGCACTCGTGCAGGGCACGTGGCGGGAGGTAACCGATGCATAGCCCATTCGATGACTTTGATGAGTCGGTCCCGGAGGAGTCGGATTCGTGGCGTTGGGCGACGGTCACGTCTGCTAACCCGCTGCGTATCCGGCTGGATCAGGCCCCGGAACCGTTGCCGATTGACCCCATCAACCTGGCCGGGGAGCTGGCTGAGGGGGCGCGGGTGTGGGTGCAGCTTCACCGCTCCCATGACATGCAGGGCGGGGCGGTCATCGTGCACGGGTCAGGCCGGGGGAAGGCGTGGCGGCGGCTGTGGAACGCGCAGGGCGAGCACGTCACTGACGGGACGGTGCTCACCGGGTGGGATAACGCTCCTGGGGCGCCGAATAGTAACGAGTCGATCCTCAAGTATGGGATCGAGGGACCTGGCACGATCTCACCTACCCGGCCGGGGGTGTTTGCGACCTCCGCGTCGATTCTGTACTCCGTGGCGGCTACCGGGCTCAGACGGGAACTGCGGCTCCTCGTGGACGGTGTGCAGCATGAAACGGTGTATCAGAATGCGGATTCGACGGGCCCGGTGTCATTGACACTACCGACGGTCGTGCTGCATCTCGTGCCTGGGCAGTCGATAGCGATTGAGGGCCGCGTGAACGGTGACGGTCTACCGCTGCACACGCGGGATATTTTCAACGTGTGGTCAATCTACGAGGTATGAGGAGGAGTCATGGGACTCGTAACGTTGACGTGGGACGGGATCGCGTGGGCGAATATTGTCGCCGCGTTTGTTCTGCCGATCCTGGTGGGGCTGGTGACGAAGACGTTCACCAAGTCCGTATATAAGGTGCTGCTGCTCACCGCGCTCAACACGGTGCAGTCGCTGCTCGGTGAGGCGGTGCGCACCTGGCAGGACGGCGGCACCTACGACCTCGGCGTGGCGTTACAGACGCTCGTCATCGCGCTGCTCGTGTCGTGGGGTGCGTACACGAATGTGTGGAAGCCGACCGAGGTTACGGATAGGGCGCAGCGTGTGGGCGATAGGAGCGTCCCGCGCCGCACGACCGGGCCCGTTGGTGGGCACGACCCCAACTTCGGCCCGCACGGCGAGCACCCGCCCGAGGGGACCTACGGTGGCCGCCCGGCTGGGGGCGGCTAGCCGTGAATCGTGTCCACCCGCGAGAGCATCCGCTGCTCGACCGGCCCTTCGAGTTCCTGCTCGGGGCCGCTCTGACGGTCGCCGGGGTGATGATGCTCGCCGGGTGGGCCGTCACGGGCTCCTTCGGGTTCGCCCCCAGCTACCTCCAGTCCACACCGATTATCGCGGCCACCACCGCGGCCCTGAGCGTGTTGGGCGGGTGCCTCACCATCTGCGGCCTCGTGCGCGCCTACCAGGGCACGTCGGTACGCGGCCGGGGGTATGAGGCAGCGGGCCAGTTTTTCATGGTGCTGCTCACCTCGGGCTACGCCGTGCGGTTGATTTTCCTCCCGGACGCCCCGCCCCCGCCGGGGCGGACGGCGCTCATAGCGATCCTTATAGCAGTGTCGGTGGCGGGCGTGGTGCGCGCCGTCCGCCTGTTGCAAACCAACCGGAGGGTGACGCGCGCCGTGGAGGCAGCGGCCAGGGAGACGTTGGAGGCAGACTAGTTATGGACCCGTCGGTATGGGGCGGCATCGTCGGCGTCCTCGGCATCCTCCTCGGCGGCGGCGGGGTGGCCGCGATCATCACGTCCCGATCCCAGGCCCGTAAGACGGGCGCGGATGCGATAGCCGTTGAGGCGAGGGTCGGGCCGGAGGTCGACTCGATAGCCGTTAACGCCCTCAACGTCACCACGACCGCGTTGCAGGCGGAGAACGCGCGGCTCGTGGACCGACTCACCCAGGCCCAGGACACCGCCGACCGGCAGGCGCGCACGATAGCGGAGCAGGCGAGGACGATTGACCGCCAGGCCGAGACGATAGCCGAATACCACGCCCAGGTGCACCAGCTCACCGCCGAGGTGGAGGAACTGAAAGCGGACCTGGCCCACCTGGAGTTCCGGTTGAAGCGGATGCTATCGAACGGGCCGTGACTCATCCCGCGGCCTTCGTTTCGGCGGCACACCCGGGGCAGTTGTACGCCGGGTAGTACTCATGCCCGTACACCCGGCAGCGTTCCCGGGGTGGGGGCGGGGCCTTCGTCGTGTCGTCGGTCCACCGTTCGGCAGCTAGCCACGTCGAGGGATGGGGGATGAACCGTGGTTCGGGGAGGTCCCTGGAGGCGGCGTAGGCGCGGGCCGCGGCAATGATCTGTTCCGGGGGTGCCTTGGCCGTGGCCGTAGTGAACTCCGCCCGGGCCGCCTTGATGCCGACCCGGCGGGGGTAGGCATCCCAGAACGCCTGAAAGTCACTGTCCCGCGGCGCGGGACTCTTCTTATTACTTCTTAGACTTCTTATAGGAACATCTGCCCTAGAGGGCGGATCATCATTTGCCCTGGGGGGCACATCGGTAGTGCCCTCGGGGGAGGGTCGATCTGCCCTGGGGGGCACATCGGTGGTTTCAACGCCCGGTGGTGGCGTGGCGTAGTTGATCGAGTAGGACATCGTGCGGTCATACGCCCCGTCGAGGGCGTGCTGCTCACGGTCAAGCATCCCCGCCCGCTCCAACACCCCCAGGGCGCGGCGCACCTGTTTGACGGAGGCGCCGAGGTCGCTGGCGAGGTCCTCGGCCGACGCCCGCCACCACATCCGCCCGTCATGCTCATAACCGAACAGTCGCGTGCGGAATCGGATGCGGGCGAGGGTAGCGGCCGCGGCGAAGTCGCCGCCGAGGGCCTTGGTCACGTGTGGGGAGAGGGCGGTGAAGTCGTCGCCGTTGACCCATTCGGGTTGGACGGTCACGGCCGCACCACGTCGGTGGTGTAGGAGAGTGTCTGGTCGCGGCGGCTGGCGATCCGGTGTTTTTCGGCGTGGAGGAGGCCGCGGTCGATGAGGCGGGCGAGGCAGCGGCGGACCTGTCCGGGGGTGACGCCGAGGCTGTCGGCGAGGGCGGGGGCCGAGGTGCGGTACCAGCGGCGCCCGTCGTGGTCGTATCCGTGTTCCTGGGCGCGGGTGTGGAGGTAGACGCCGACGTAGGCGGAGGCGAGGTCACCGCCGAGTTTGCGGGTGAGGTCGACGGGGATGAGGGTGTCGTTGGGGTGCAGCAGCATGGGTGTCCTTTCGTGGATCGAGCTGGCATATCTAGGATACGGCATGTTCGGTGGTTAGTGTACCCTCGTGGTGTCGCTTTCGGGATTGAGCTCTCGGAGGACGAGCAAACAGGGCTACGGCCCTGGGGGTGTGGCAGCCCCATGGCGGGCCCCCGCCGCGAGGTTGGGGGTCCGCCTTTTCGCCCTCATGAGTTATACTGCGATTACTCCGGCCGTCGTAGCCGGGTGGGTGCCCCTTGGAGGGGGACATATGGGTACGCGGCCCCGGCGGATGGTTCCCGCCGGGGCCGCACTACATTCCGGGCCGGTTATGATGACAGTCGACACCCCGTGGAGAGGATCGTGATGGTTGCTGACGCCAGGCATATCGAGGTGGAGTCCACCCTCGCCGTGAAGATCAAGGACCCCGCTGACCTTTCCCGGCGGCTGCGGGAGGCCGCGCCCTACCGGGCCGTGGCGGAGGCTATCGGGGCGACATTTGGCTATGTCGGGCACCTGGCGATGATGAAGCGGGAGCGGGTGGGGCTACAGACCGCGCTGCGTCTCTCTCACGCCCTGGGGGTGAGGCCGCAGGAGTTGTTCGAGGTGACGGAGGCCGATTGGCTGCGGGAGTCGTCGCTTGTGTGACCGGAGGTTGCCACATCCCCCATTCTTAGGTGTACTGTTAGTACACACAGAGAGAGGGAGAACCTGATGAGCAACTACACCCCCACCCCCCGTCACGTAGGCCGCATGCTCCGCGACCGCGCCCGCGCCGAGTGGCTGCGCCAGGCCGAGGCCCACGTCACCCTCGCCCGGAACTGGAACGAGATGGGCCACCCTGAGGCCGTCCGCGAGGCCGTCGAGACCTACGCCGCCAAGGCACTCAACCTCGTGAGCGGCATCGGCAGGTACGCCCTCCGCGACCAGCAGGACCGCGCCCGCCGCGTCGAGGCCGACCTCGCCGCCCTCGGCTTCACCCGCTGGGTCGGGTGTTGCGCGGCCACCCCCTCTAGGCTATACTGATAGTACACACACAGAGAGGGAGGGAACGACATGGCACGCATCACCCGCACGGTGGCAGGAATCCTGATCATCACCACGACGATCTTCGCCGCCGACGGGAACCGCGTCTCCATGCCCCCCACCCGCGCGGACCAGCCCGTCATCACCCAGATGTTCAACTGAGGTTGCCTAACCGCCCCCCTAGCGCCTATACTGGTAGCACACACACAGAGGAGAGAGACCATGAACACCACCACCATCCGCACCGACACGGACAGCCCCCTCACCGTCGACTTCTACGACAACAGCCGCGGCGGATTCGTCGTCCTCACCCAGGGCCCCAACACAATGGTCCTCTCCCGCGAGACCGTCGACGCCCTGCACGCCGCCCTAACCCCCCACGTCTTCTAACCCCCCCAGACCGCCGGGGGCGGCGCCCCCCCGCCCGGAGTCCCGCCCCCGGCCCCACCCCGAGAGAGGACCACCATGGCCGAGCACGCCAACCTGTTCGACGCCCTCGTCACGTTCCAGATGGAACTCCCCAAGGTCGCCAAGACCAAGACCGCCAACGTCCCCACCAAGTCCGGCGGGTCATACCAGTACACCTACGCAGACCTCGTGGACGTCACCGAGGCCGCCATCCCCCTGCTGACGAAGCACGGCCTGGCCTTCATCACCACCCCCCGCCAGACGGAACGCGGCTACGAACTCGTCGGCATCCTCGCCCACACCAGCGGCGAGAGGATCGAGGGCGCCCTCCCCATCCCCGGCAACACCGCCCAGGAAATCGGCTCCAGCATCACCTACGCCCGCCGCTACCTCCTCGGCGCCATGACCGGCATCGTCACCGACGACGACGACGACGGCTCCATCGCCACCGAGGCCCACCACCGCCGCGAACGGGAACAGCGGGAGGCCACCCAGGCCCGCCGCGAACTCCACGACTGGACCCAAAAGTCCGGCCTCAACCCCACCGAAATCGGGCGCCGGTTCGAGTCCGACTACGGCTACCCGATCCGCCAGGCCGACGCCGAACAGGTCCGCGACTTCCAACACCTCCTCGCCCGCGAGGCCGCAGAGCAGGCCCTCGGCCACGAGCAGGACCAGGACGACACACCCGAAGAGCACCACAACTAAGAGAGAGAACACACACCAATGACCGACCACCTCACCCCCGCCGACCACCTCGCGTTCCTCCTCGCCCTCGAAGCAGGATTGAAGGACCAGATCGCCAAGGCGAAGCGCCGCGTCCTCGACGAGGCCGCCGAAACCCGCACCCGCTCCTACGACACCCCCGTCGGGCCGATCAACATCACCCGCAAGGACGCGCCTATCGAAATCACCGACGAGGCCGCCCTCCTCGCCTGGGTCAAGGAACACCGACCCGACGAGGTGGAAACCGTCGAACGCGTCCGCCCCGCATACATGAAGCACCTGCGGGAGGACCGCTGGACCATCGTCAAGGGCCAGGTCGTCGACACCCAGACCGGCGAGCTTGTCGACTTCGCCGCCCTAGGCGACCCCGGCGAGCCGTACACGGCATGGCCCGCGTCCAAGGAACAGAAGGCCGCGAAGGCCGAGGCACGCATCCTCTTCGAGCAGCGCGCCGCCCTCCTCGCCCCCCTCTTCGCGGAGATTGAGCCATGAAACAGATGACGCCCACCCTCCACTGTGACGGCAACTACGGGTTCTGCACCGAGTGGGAGCTGGATTATTACGCCCTGAACGTCACCGCGGTTGCCCGCACCGTCATCACTAGCACGGAGCGGGCACCCGGGTGGCTGTCCACCGACAACGGCGACTGGTGCCCGACGCACTCGTGAAAGCGATCCGGTTCTCCGGCGGCCCGGCCGACCAGCACGTCGCCGCCCTACGCGAGCTGCCGCAGCGCTTCACGTTTCCGATCATCCCCCCGCCGCATCAGGCCCACCGCCGCCTCGTCGCCGTGTATAGGCTCGACACCATCAAGGGCGTGACCGTCTACCGATACCAGGGCAGCGAGGAAGCATGACGGCGACAGTACATTTCGACATCCCCGCGGACCTGTGGCTGTCCTCCAACCGGCTACCACGTAACCGTAACCACCTCCACCGCATCGCCCTTGAGTTGCACGCGCTCGCCGGGTGGACGGCCCGCGCCCAGCTCGGCCCCCGCACGATCACCCCACCTGTGGAGGCCCTGTGGACCGTCCACTACGCGAAGGGCACGGGGAAGGCCGACGCCGCCAACGCCCAGCCGACAACGAAACGCCTCCTTGATGGGCTCGTCAAGGCCGGGCTGCTTGCGGAGGACGATGACACGCATGTACGCAGGGAATCGTTCATGCGCGGCCCTAACCTCACCATCACCGGCCCGGCCCGCAGACCTTTACGCCGCATCACCCTCACTCTCACCCCCGCCGAATAGCCGCTACCGCTAGGAGATGCCATGTACCCGGAGGAGTCATTCCACGAAATGAGGGAGGAGGCCCTCAGGCGTGTCGAGGGCCTATCGGCACCCGCCGCGCTTGAACAGCTCATCGCCGACATGGCGGGACTCAGCGAGCAGGCCGACGCCGCCGCCATTCAATCCCAGGACATCATGGCTGGCCTGAACGCGGTCGCGCTGCGCAGCTTCCTTGAAGGGCTACGGCTGGGTGCGACGGTCGTCCACTCCCGCGAGTTTCCGCTGTCATGAAACCCTCAACCCGGCGGGCAGTCGATGAGCGTGACGGTGGACGGTGCCGTCGCTGCGGGGTGAGCCTCTACGGCGGCATGTCCTCCCGTCACCATCGCAAGCCCCGGGGCATGGGGGGCGCGAACCGGGGGGACGCCGACCGGTTGAGCAACATCGTATCGCTGTGCGGGTCAGGAACGACGGGCTGCCACGGCTGGGTGGAGTCGAACCGTGAGGCGGCCCGTGAGGAGGGCTGGCTGATCTACTCCGGCGATGATCCGCGGCACATTCCGATGCGGGACTGGCGCGGCCGCCTGTTCTTCCTGATGGACGACGGTGGGGTGGTGTTCAACGATCCGCCGCTGTTCTGACGGGGCGGTTGTGTGGCCTCCCCTCATAGGCTATACTCAGAGTACACACAGAGAGAGGCAGGAGCCATGCAGACCTTCACCATCACACTCAACCCCACCGTCGGGGCGAACGGCCCGCAATACCGGGCAACCGCCCCCACCGCCCTCGCCGCCTATGGCCAGGTTATGCGGGGGCTGGGTCGCAGCGACAAGGTTCTGAGCATCCGCACCCTCTCCGGCGGTCCCGCGCACTGGGTCATCGCGCCCGGTGCCTTCACCGCCCGCGTCGCCCCCGCCGGGATCGAGCCCGTCGCCAACCCGGACACCTTCCACCGTTACGTCTAAGGGGGCATCCCCCAGCCCATTCCGCTATACGGCTAGTACACACAGAGAGAGGGGCCCCATGAACACCCACACCGCCCCCAGCGAGGCCGCCGCCACCATCCTCAACCAGATCGCCCGCGCCTCCGCCGACCTCCAGCACGCCATCGGGCAGGCCCGAACCGCCCTCCGCGACTACGAGGTCCGCTCCGGTCGCGTCGACGTCTACGCGCCCCGCCTCACCGAGGTCATCGCACTCGGCGCCCGCATCGACGCGCTCCTGGACGCCATCGACCCCCTGGGGGTCAGCGACGACCTGATCATCAAGGCCCGCCGCGCCTCGCACCAGGACTGGTTCTGCACTGCCCCGTAGTTGCGCCCGCAACACCCCCTGACCCCTGGCCATCGCTGGCCAGGTTCCCCTGCAACACCGACAGAAAGGTTCACCATGAGGCGGTTCTTCACTGCGGTCATCGCCGCAGCGTTCCTCCTGCTCGCGCCGATGGGCGCCGCGCAGGCCAAGGATGCCGAGTTCACGGTCACCACCGAGGGCATCACCCTTAACGACGACATCACCTTCGGCACCAACCACAACATCCACGTCGACTACTACGACCCCGACGGCTACCTCCACGAGGTCCGGGGCAACGACCTCCAGGGACCCAAGGACGGGTCGTTCGTGTCGTGGGCCGACCTCGGCATCCCCGAGGGGTCGATCATCACCTACGTCCACGTGACCGGCCACGGGAAGCTGGACGGGGAGTGGGAGTTCGGCAAGGGCATCACCCCCGGCCCCAAGCCGGACCCCGAGACCGAGACGAAGCACGAGTACGACAGGCGGTGGGAGGACGAGTTCGTCTGCCCGGACCCCGACAGCCAGGGCGCTTACGGCCACGTCATCGAGCGCCACAACAAGTACCAGCTCACGCTAGAGCGCACGCAGATCGTGACCTGGAACGAGGACACGCTCACGTGGGACGTGACCTGGGGTGAGTGGGAGGTCGTCGGTGAGGAGTTCGTGAAGACGATCACCGAGCGGACCCGGATGATGACCGATGACGAGTCGGCACAGCACTGTGGCCTTCCGTCCACGGGTGCTCCGCTGATCGCCGCGGGCATCGCGGCCCTCGCGCTCATGGGTGGAGGTGGCGCACTAGTTCTACGCAACCGTCGCCGCTGACGGTGGTAGCCCGGCTGGCAGACTCCCCGGTTCGAGTCCGGGGCGGGCGCGAGGGGTCGGATTCCACCGGCCCCGTGCTATACGCACGATAGCGAGAGGAGGTGACCCCATGAGGGGCCCGACCCGGTTGATTGCCGTGCTGCTGGCGTGGCCGATTGGCGCCCTGCTGCTGGTTCTCGCTATCGCCGTGTTCCTGTTCGGGCTGGCGCTCGCCCCGTTCGGGCTTGTGCTGTGGGCGGTGTCGCTGTGGATGCTCATCGGCGGGCTGGCGATGTTCGCGCTGCCGTGCAGGGATTGACTTCCACCCACCCATCGGCTAGACTCCGAGTACACACACATATGATTGAGAGACCCCCCATGAACTTCGCCACCATCGCCCTCGGCACCCTTATCGCCCTTAACACCAACGCCCCCGGCCTCGTCCAAATACTCGGCATCGCCGTCGCCTGGATCGGTGCCGTCAACCTCATCCGAAAGGAACGCACCTATGGCCAATGAAACCCAGATCGTCGTCGTGGGCAACCTGACGGAGGACCCGAGCCTGCGGTTCACGCCGTCCGGCGCCGCCGTCGCATCCTTCACCATCGCGTCGACCCCCCGGAACTACGACCGGCAGGCGCAGGAGTGGAAGGATGGGGAAACGCTCTTCATGCGCTGCTCGATCTGGCGGGAGTACGCGGAGAACGTGGCCGAGTCACTGACGAAGGGTATGCGTGTCATCGCCCAGGGGCGTCTCGTCCAGCGGTCGTTTGAGACCCGCGAGGGGGAGAAGCGCACGGTCGTTGAGATGCAGGTCGATGAGGTAGGCCCGGCCCTGCGATACGCGACGGCGAGGGTCACCCGTACCCCGCGGGCCGATGGTGGATTCGGTCAATCGAACTTCCAGTCCGGTGCCCCGGCGGGTGGACAGCAGGATGACCCGTGGGCCGCGGAGCTTGGGGCTGAGCCCCGGTTTTAGACTTCCCGACCGCATGGTGGTCGGTCGGGTAGGGTGACCCCGGGTGGATTGAGGGTTGTGTGTGCCTCTCGTGTGTGTGCCACCTGGGGTTGCCGAGGCGCCCCCGCCGTTGATGGTTCTCTCTCCCTCCGGCGGGGGCGCTTCCTTCGTTTCGGCTGACGGGCCACCGCACTAACGCGGGCTTGCAATCCGCACCGACAGCACCTATACTGATAGTACACACAGAGAGAGGGACACCATGAACACGACCACGACCGCCCCCCGCCACATCGCCCCCGAGACCAACTACACCGGGCGCCACCAGCGCCGTGGGGTGCCCGCCGCCCACCGCGTCTCCGCCTTCACGGCCAGCGAGATTGCCAGGATCGCCAGCGAGGGCGTCATCTGGGAGTTCTCCGGTCATGTCCAGGGCCTGCCGATCTTCTCCCGGTCGCGGTACGTTGCCCTCGCCGACGGGTCCCTTGCCATGTACTCCTCAACCGGGGCGCGCACCGGTATCCACCCCGCAGGCCGCACCCTCAGGGTGCTCGCCAAGTGACGAGAGCGGCGGCGCGGCCTGCACGCCGCGCCGCGGGTGCGACGGTGACTGCACCCCCCACGGTGAGCGCCGATCCACCTCGCCCCTGAGTTGCAATCTATTCCGATAGCACCTATACTGATAGTACACACCGGGGGGGATGCCCCCACACAGAGAGAGGAACACCATGTCCCGCGAAACCAGCCAGTGGCTCAACCAGAACGTCCTCATCGGCTACACCGAGAAGCGCGGCACCGCCTGGCACTACCGCGCCAGCAACCAGGGCGACGAGCCCAACCACTACACCGGCGCGATCCCCACCGAGGACGTGCGCCGCCGCCTGTTCAACTGGAAGCCCGTCGAGGGCGAAATCACCGCCACCGCCATGACCAGCGACGGCGTGCTCACCACCACCGCCCCCGACCGCAAGGCAATCATGCGCTCCGACACCGGGGACATCCTCGGCATCTTCAAGCAGTCCTACCGCCCGCACGAGTACGACCAGTGGCTCATCCGCAACGTCGAGTCCATCCTCGACGCCGATATCGCCATCGGCTCGGCGGGCCTACTGAAAAACGGCGCCGTCGCCTGGGTGCAGGTCGAGCTGGAGGACACCCTAGAGGTCGAGGGCGTCGAATACCGGCCCTTCCTCACCGCCGCCACCAGCCTCGACGGGTCCCTCGCCTCCACCTACCAGACCGGCAGCCAGGTCGTCGTCTGCGACAACACCCTCAGTGTCGCGCTCGGTGAGGACGTGGCGCACCGCTTCAAGATTCGCCACTCGGCGCACTCACTCAACCGCATCGGGGAGGTGCGCGACGCCCTCCACATCATCCACCAGGCCGCCGACTCCTTCGCCGCCGAGGTCGAGGCCCTCGTCCAGCAGGAGGTCACTAAGAAGCAGTGGCGCGACTTTACCCTCGCCTACACCGACCCGGACCCGGACTCGAAGCGCAGCATGTCCATCGCCCGCACGAAGATCGACCAGCTTGATCGACTGTGGAACACCGACGAGCGGGTCGAGCCGTGGCGGGGAACCGCATGGGGTGTCGTCGCCGCCGTGAACACGTGGCTACACCACGAGGCGCCCGTGCGGGGCGCGAGCCGGGTGGAGCGGAACATGGAGCGCGCGGCCATGGGCGGGGTCGACGCCTCCGACCGGCAGATCATGAAGGCGCTGGACAAGGTTCTCGCCTGACCCACAGACCGGCCCGCCGCCCCTCCGCCCGGGGGCGGCGGGCCCCTCACCACCATGACGGGGCGGCAGACATCTTCCCGGCCTGACGGGTTGCTATCCGTGCCGATAGCGGGCTATACTATGGGTACACACACAGAGAGGGAGGACCACCATGACCCGCACCGCACGGATCAACGAGATTGTCCGACTCGCCCGCTTCGACGCCGAGGGCACCGACCTGGAGGCCACCGTCGCCAAGGCCATCGCCGCCCGCGACTACGGCATCAGCCGCACCTGGGACGGCGACACCGAACTCGCCGTGTTCGCGATCCACGAGGGCACCCCCGAGGCCCGCACCTGGACCGAGGGCTACGGCTGGAGCACCTGGACCGAGGGCCACTGACCACCCCCGGCGGAGACCACCCCGCCCCCACCGGGAGAGGAACCACCATGCTGAACCCCACCGAGGCCCACGCCCAGGGCATCGCCCGCGGCGTCGACACGTTCCAGACCGCGTGCGGCGTGCGCGTGGACGTCCACGACGGCCTCGGGCCGGTCGCGATGACGCGGTGCTGCAACGCCGCGGTGACGTACCGCGCGATCACCCCCGGCGGCCGCGAGTGGCCGGTATGCAAGGCGTGCAACCGGCCGAAGCCGTCGGAGCGGGGCGCGATCGGCCGCGTGCAGATCATGGAGGCGGTGCGCGAGGCCGGGTGCCCTGACCGCCCCTGCAATCCGCGCGCCTAGCAGTTGCATCCTCACCATCAGTAGGCTATACTAATAGTACACACACAGAGAGAGGGAGGATCACCATGCAGTACACCAAGAACCTCGTTGAGGCCCACACCCCCGCCCAGGCCCACGCCGCCAACCGGCTCGCCGCCGCCGGGTACGCCATCACCTTCCTCGACGCCGGGCACGGCCAGCGCACCCTGCTCGCCACCCACCCCGACGAGAAGGATCAGCTCGTGGCCGAGGCCATGCGCGGCGCCAGCCTCGACCCGCATCTTCACTGGGTGCTCATCCGGTGGCAGGACGGCCGCTTCTACGACGCCCAGGTCAACTACGAGATGGACGGCGGCGGCACGTACCGCTCCATCCGGGCCGCACTGGACGAGGCGATCTGGTGGTGAGGGGTTGCCCCCCCACCCGCCCCGCGCTATACTGATAGTACACGCCGAGAGGGAGGACCACCATGCAGGACATCACCATCCGCCACCACCACCGCACCGGCTACGAGGACCGCCACGTCACCGGCCCCGACCACTGGACCGTCGCCGCCACCGAATACCGTTACTACGAACGTGAATACCACGACCACAAGACCCTCATCATCGGGGGCCGCGGATACGTCCTCGCCGAAATCTTCCCCACGGAGCAGCCGTGAACCCCCGCCACAGAACGGACGCACGGATGCTCCCCCACCTCCTCACCGCCCGAGGACTAGGACATATCAACGTCGATACCCTCCTACGTGTCGCCCTCGGCCACGGATGGGCCGCATGGATCGCCGAGCACGACACCGGCTACACCGTCACCGCCGAAACCCACGCCGAGCGCGTCCTCACCGTCCACGTTGACTCCGCCGTCGAGGCCGCCGACCTCGCCCTCACCTGGTCAGCCGACGCCGCCACCGGCGGCCCGTTCACGCGCCGCTGCCACACGTGCCGGGTTATCACCCGCGCCACCGACCACGCCTGCGAACCGCAACCTAAGCGCCGCCCCCTCTTCCAGCGACCCCGGTGACCCCCATGACACTGCCCTACCGCCGCCGCCGCATCCTGCGCCACCTCGCCCGCGTAGGCCCGCGCGGCGCCACATCCCGGGAGGTCGCCGCCGACCTCAATCTCTCCCAAGGCGCCACCTCCGGCGCCCTCACCGCCCTGCACCGCGACGGCCACATCGCCCGCCTCACCCAACGCCGCGGCACCTTCCACGTCTACGCCCACCCCGACCACGCCGACAACGAGGCCCCGTACCGGCCCCGCGCTAACCCGACGATCACCCGCGTCGAGGAGGCTGTGCGCACGCTACGGGCCAACGCCACCCGGGCAACCAACCTCACCGAGGCCGCCGCACTCACCGACGCCGCCGAACTCATCGAGGACGCACTATCGCCCGACACGGAATGATGGGATCGTTAGGAACACCAACGAAAGGGAACCCTCATGGCAGACAACAAGCCCGTAGCGGAAGAGGACGCGGAAGTCATCGAAGATGCCGTCCCCACCCCACCGGAGGAGGACCAGGCCCCCGACGTAGAGGTTATCGACCTCGATAGCATCGAATCATTCGACGAGAAGGTTGAGCGGCACGATGAGGTGGACGACGGTGGCGACAAGCAGACGGCTACGGAGGAACCGGCGGCTGAGAAGCCCGCGCCGGTGAAGAAGGCCACGAAAAAAAAGGACGGGTGATGGAACGGCTGGCCCTCGCGGGCGAGGACGTGATCGAGGCGAAAACCTACGGACGGGGCAACCCCGTCCGCTTCCTCGTGTTCCACGAAACCGCTAACCCGCGTGTCGGCGCGAACGCCGACGCGCACGCCCGCCTCCAGGCCAGCGGCAACGTCCGCAACGCCTCCTGGCACGTCCAGGGTGACGACAGGGAGGTCGTGCGCTCGTTCGAGTCGGATGTGCGCTGCTGGCACGCCGGGGACGGCGACGACCCCGACGGCGGCAACTTCAACGGCGAGGCATACGAAATGTGCGTCAACGCCGACGGCGACTATGACGCGGCCCTCGCTCTCGCCGTGAGATGGTTTCGGATGCGTCGGGCCGCGACGGGTCTCGGCCGGAGTGCCGTCGTCCAGCACCATCACTTCAACGGCAAGGACTGCCCGGCCATTCTGCGTGACCGCGGCGGCTGGGAGGCGTTCGTGGCCGCCACGGACCCTATCGAGGAGGAGAGCATGGCAAGATCGGTGAGTCAGCGTATCGCTCACGCCCAGAGCATGATCGGTAACCGCAACTACGGCGGGTGGTGCGAGAAGTTCGTGCGGGAATGTTTCGGCTTCCCCGCCCGCAACCCGTCCGCGACGATTGCGTGGAACCGGACAAGGTACCGGCACCGCGACATCAACAACGCCCCCGCCGGTGTCCCGATCTTCTGGGAGCTGCATCCGGCTAACCGGAACCACGGCCTCGGTCACGTCGCACTGAGTGTTGGTGGCGGCTACTGTATCTCGACCTCGGTCGGCCCGGGCGGCGCGATTGGTAAGGTCCGCATCGCCGACCTCACGAGGTCGTGGCAGATGACCGTGCGCGGGTGGACCGAGGACTACCACGGGCAGCGCATTTACACGCGCCCGACCGCCCCCCCATCGGGTCGCCGGTCAGGGCGGGTGCCGCACACCGACTGGACCGTCAACGTAGACGGCGACTTCGGGTATTACACCAAGATCGCCTTGCAGAACGTGCTGCGGCATAACGGCTACAAGACCCACGCACTGGACGGGTCCTTCGGGCGATATTCGATCACCTCGCTCCAACGGTTCCTGCGTGCGCAGGGACAGCGGGGGCACGCAATCGACGGCCGGTGGGGCTACTGGACGACGCGTTCGTTGCAGCAGTGGCTGCGCGACCGCGGGTACACGGGGCACGCGGTCGACGGCGTGTTCGGGCCGTACACGGTTCGGTCGTTGCAGCAGGCGCTTGTCGATGGGGCGTTCTTCCGTCGGTGAGTTGATGGTTGAGGCCCGCGTCCCGGTGTGGGGTTGCGGGCCTCAATCTGTTGCAGTCCCACCCCCACCGAGCTATACTAGTAATACACACACGGAGAGGGGAACATCATGACCACACCCAAGTACCCCCACATCACCGCCGACCTCAGCGCCCGCGACGGCAACGCCTTCTACATCCTCGGCTTCGTCCGCGCCCTCCTCCTCAGCCACGGAGTGCCCCGGGACGAGGCAAACGACTTCCTTAACGAAGCCTCCAGCGGCGACTACGACCACATGCTCCGTACCGTCATGCGCTGGGTCAACGTCACCTAACCCGATGAAGGGAACCCGCATGTCCCCCACACCCGCCCAGGGGGAGGAGGGCCGCATGCTAGACGGCACCCTCGGCCCCCTCACGCGCGAGGTCCTACGCGCCGGGCGCCCCGCCCTGTTCTGCCAGGTCTGCGACGAAGGCCCATTTACGCGGGTCCGCGACCTCACCCGCCACCTGTACCGACTGCACCCTTCACGGAGGCCCGCATGATCCCCGCCGTAATGGACTGGCGGGGCAGGTGCGACTACTGCCACGGCTTGTCGCTCTGGCTCGCGTCCCCCGACGAAGTGGCGGATTGGGCCGACGATCACTTCTTCCGCGTCCACCCCGGCCGTCCGACCACGATGCGCCAGCGCATCCGCTACCACGATGACACCGGACCCTGGAGCCGAACGTGAACCGCCCCGACCGTATGCTGGCCGTACACGTAGGGAGGAGGCCGCCATGCCGGACCCCATGATCGACCTCGCCGCCGCCGTGCTAACCCACCACCAACTCCTCCGCACGCCGGAGGTCATCTGCGCGTGCTCCTGGGAACCCGAGTGGGGACGGGACGCACACGGCTTCTGGAAGCAATACCACCGTCACGTCGCCGAAGCGCTCTCTCACGCCGGGCTCCTCACCTGGCCCCCGCCCACCTGCCAGCGCTGCCACAAGCCCGTCACGCCCACCCACGTCACGACGCTCGGGTGGGCCGAGTCCCGCCACTGCGCCGACTGCCTGAACCCCCCCGAGGTGCCCGAATGATCAAGCGAGACGCCGTGGACCGCGCCGTCGGCGCCGTCCTGTTCAACGCCATGAACCATCCCGACCCCGTGGCCGTGATCGGGAGGGACACCGGCCGACTCCGCAAGAAGATAGTCGAGGCCGTCCTGCCCCTGTTCCAGCCCCGCGTCATCACGACCGTGGACGACCTCGCCGCCCTCCCCATCGGCTCCATCATCGAGGACAGCCTGGGCATGATCGAAGTGCTCACCGGCTCGGGTTGGGAGTTCGACAACTGCTGCCACCGCTACGAGGGCCACGCCGAGGTGTCCCTACCCGCCCGCCTGCTGTACGCGGCCGCCGAGGGTGACACCAGCGACGTGATGCAGATGACCGATCTGTAGTACGTAGTACCCTCGGGGCGTGGCCGACCCATTAGACATCCCGGCGCTGCCGTGCCCCGAATGCAGGATGCGCGGCCACACCGGCATGGCCAGAATCGGCAACCGCCGCAACCGCTGCCCCACCTGCAACAACTTCGCCCAGAACGTCATGCGACTCACCCGTAAACGGCTCATGGAACGCTACGCAGAGGAGTACACCGAAATACGGTTACGCACCGAAAGGGACCTTTACCCGCAGGTCATCGAGGACTGGACCGCCCGACACCCCGAGTCGCTGTGGAGATGACCATGGCTAAACCCTCCGACGCAGCGGCCGAGGTGTCGGCCGCCCTTGACCAATCGGGCCGCACCTCCGGCGCCCCGCACAACACCCCCGCGGCAAAGGAAATCAGCCGCGCCCGACGGGTCGAGGCCCTATCCATGCGCCTAGCCGGGCTACCAATAGGCACTATCGCGGAACGCCTCGGGATCAGCGAGTCGCGGGTCACCAGCCTCATTGACAACCTGTTGACGACCGCGGAGAACCGCACCGTCGCCCACATGCGCGCCCTCGAAAACGCGCGCGTCGACCGGGCCCAGGCCGCCATATGGGCCCGGGTGCTGGAGGGTGACATTAAGGCCGTGAGTGAGTTCCGTCGTCTCAGTGAGCACCGGGCGAAAATGAACGGCCTCAACGTTCCCCAACAGGTCGACCTATCGGTGTCGGTACGCCGCGAAATGCAGACCGCCCTCGCCGAGCTGGATCACATGCTAGAGGCCGAGGTAATCGAGGAGGTGGTCAGCGATGACGGCGACACTGCCGACACACCCGAATGATGTGCGTGAACTCCTCGACCGCCTCCGCACACTGTCCGCCGCCGCCACCAACGACGCCGAGGCCCGCGCCGTGGCCCGACGGATCAGCCAGATTACACGCCGCTACCGCCTGGAACATGGCCTGGGCCTGCCAGCAACCCCCGTCGCCCAGGCCCTCGAACTCGACGACACCTACCGGGCCCGCCCGCACCTGGACTACCTCGCGGAACGCATCACCGTAGCGGTGCGTGACGTGGAACGCGGCCAAAACCGGCTGCTGGCCGTATCCATGCCACCGCGTGCGGGTAAGTCGACGCTGCTGTCCCAGCACACCCCCCTGTGGCTGCTGCGCCGTCACCCCGAATGGCAGATCATTATGACCTCCCAGGATGGGGCGCTGGCAGGGGAGTGGGCCCGCTCGATCCGCAACACGATTGAGGAGCACCCGACCCTCGGGGTGTCCATCGCCCCCGACGGTGGGGCCGGTACCCGGTGGGCCACCGACAACGGTGGCGGCGTGTTCGCCACGTCCACCCAGGGCCCCATTATCGGCCGCGGCGCCCGAGTGTTCCTCATCGACGACCCGGTAAAGGACTTCGCCGACGCCCATTCCGAGGTGCACCGGCAGCGGCTGTGGGACTGGTGGCTGTCCACCGCCCAAACCCGACTCGAACCGCCCTACCTCGTCATTGTCGTCATGTCCCGTTGGCATGAGGACGACCTCATCGGCCGCCTCATGTCCGCCGAATATGAGGGGGACCCCGCCCGGTGGGAGTACATCCGGTTAGGGGCGCTCGCCGGGGAGGACGACCCGTTGGGCCGCGCGGTCGGGGAGCCGCTACTGTCGCCCCTTCTAGATGAGGACCGTGACGAGGCGCTAACCCGGTGGGATGAGACCCGCCGCACCGTCGGCTCCTACACGTGGGCCGCGCTCTACCAGCAAACCCCCGCCCCCGCTCAGGGCGCCATTTTCGACGACACGTGGTGGCGGTACTGGACGCTAGACCCCAACCTGGCCGACGACGACCGGGTGATCCTCCTCGACCGGGAACAGCTCACCACCGGGCGGTGGCTCGACTCGTGGGACACGTCATTCAAGGGCACCGATTCCAGCGACTTTGTGGTCGGTCAACGCTGGGTGCGCACCGGCCCCTACCGGGTGCTTGTCGCCCAGCGCCGCGGACGGTGGTCGTTCACGCAGGCGCTGGAGGAGATGGAGGAGTGGGCCAAAACGGATGACGAGTTCGCCTCCCCCTACGGCGCCCACGTTCACCTGCGGCTGGTGGAGGAGTCCGCCAATGGCCCCGCGATCCTCGACGTGATGCGCAACAAGGTTTCGGGCATGAAATCCGTGAGGCCACGCGATTCCAAGGAGGCCCGCGCCCGCGCCATCACCCCCGAGGTCGAGTCCGGTCACGTCCTGCTGCCTCACCCGCAGGAGGCATCATGGGTGCCCGACCTGCTGAGCGAACTACGGAACTTCCCCCACGACATCAACGATGACCAGGTGGACGCCCTCAGCCAGGCGCTGCTGGAGTTCCGTGACGCCGGGCGGGGCACGGTGACGGTGCCGGGCCGTAACCCCACCCACAGGCTGGCCACAATGGGGGCACCGCGCAACATCGCGCGGGCCGCGATGACCGACCGGCGCGGACGACGAGGAGGAGCACGATGAAAGCGGACACAACGAGCTTGCAGGTGGAGTACGTCGAACCCACCGAGCTGCGAACCCATCCCGACAACCCGCGGCAGGGTGACGTGGGGGCGATCTACACGTCGATTAAACATCACGGCGTCTATACGCCTGTGATAGCGCAGCGGTCCACCGGGCACATTCTCGTCGGCAACCACCGTTACCGGGCGATGCTAGAGGCCGGGATGACGGAGATTCCGGTGATCTGGAGGGACGTGGATGACGAGACCGGCATAAAAATCATGCTGGCCGACAACCGTGCGTCCGACCTCGCGAGCAACGACGAGTCCGCTATGCTCACCCTCCTGCAAGCGCTGCCCGACCTGGAGGGCTCCTTATACGACGGGGATGACCTAGACAATCTCACACAGGAACTACTCGGCGCACCCGGGTCCGCGGACCTCCTAACCGCCCCCGATAGCGACAACTACCGGGAGCAATACGCCGTCACCGTTATATGCACCGACGAGGCACACCAGGAGGCCACATACGAGACGCTGCGCGAGCAGGGGTTCGAGTGCCGGGTGGTGACCGTTTAAATGCCCACTATCCGCATCGACCAATCCGTCCCCCCGGCACAGTCCTACCGCGCCAACCGCGTCAAGTCCCTGTTTAACGCCACCGACGAGCAGGCGACCCGCTTTACCCTCAACGCCAACCTCGCCGTGGACCTCGACGGCGACTGGTCTATCGGGGTCATCGTCGGCCCCTCCGGGTCCGGTAAGTCCTCCATAGGCCGGGCACTATGGGGAGGGGGGGCCTTCTATGAGCCTGACGGGTGGCCCGAGGACGCCCCCATCGTTGACGCCATCGCCCCCGGCGGGGACTTCGACGCCGTGACGGGCGCCCTATCATCCGCCGGGCTCGGCGATGTGCCCACCTGGCTACGGCCCTACCGGGTGCTGTCCACCGGCCAACGATTCCGCGCCGACCTCGCCCGCGTCCTCGCGGAACAGCCCCCCCGGGTTGTACTCGACGAGTTCACCTCCGTAGTGGATCGACAGATCGCGAGGGTAGGGGCCGGGGCGTTCGCCAAGGCGTGGCGACGGACCCGGGGTAAGGCCGTCCTCCTGTCCTGCCATTACGACATTCTCGATTGGGTCGAACCGGATTGGGTATACGACACGGCGACCCACCGCTTTCAGACGCGCGAGGCACGAGAACAGGAGGGGGAAAGGCCGTGGTCCCGACCGAGGATCAACGTGGAAATCCGGGTGGGTGGGTGGGACTTATGGCCATTTTTCAAGCCACATCACTATCTAGATTCGGGACCCATGATCGGCGCAAAATGTTATGTCGCCTTCGTTGACGGCGAGCCGGTAGCGCACCTCGGTATGGGCACGAGCAGCGTGGCCGCCAGGAACGCCAGGGGCCGCCGCGTGTGGGCGGTAGAGGCCCGTGCCTGCCGTATGGTCGTCCTACCGGAATGGCAGGGCGCCGGGGTTGGTATGAGGTTCCTCAACCACGTAGCCCAAATGCAGCTAGAGGGCCACGGCGTGTTGCCGAGGCGAATGACCACCGTTTTCCACACCTCCCATCCGGGGCTGTGTGCGGGGCTGCGCCGCTCGCCCGCATGGCGTCAGATCAGCGGTGTCCTTCACGGGGTGAACCGTAAAAGGTCACGCGACTCGTTGCTCGACTCCGGGGGTGTAGGCGTCGGCTACGGGGGACACCTCCGGGCCGTGCAGGGGTTCCGCTACTACGGAAAGGTCTCGGGGTGACTCGTATTTTCCTGGCCGGGTCCGGCTGGTTCGGCAGGCAAGCGGCGGAGCGGCTCATCGACCGCGGCCACCGGATCGTAGGTGTCGCCGCCCCCGAAAGGGGGCGACGGGGGAAGGCGGACCTTCTTGCACTGTGGGCTATATACGGGGGAGCGCCCCTCACCGTCGTTTCCACCCTCACCCCGGAGGCCGTCCCCGAGGGGACGGAGCTAATCCTTACCGCACATTCTCACGCGTTCATTGGCGCACGCACCCGGGCGCGCGCCCCATACGCGATGGGATACCACCCATCCCTATTGCCGCTACACCGCGGTCGGGACGCCGTGCGCTGGCAGGCCCGGATGGGGGAGAGGGTTGTGGGCGGATCGATCTACCACCTAACCGACCGCGTGGACGGCGGCCCCCTGCATGACCAGAGGCACGTTGTCATACCGCCCGGCATCGATCACAGGCACCTGTGGCGCGAATATCTATCACCAATAGGGCTGGACATGCTCGCCGCGGCCGCGGATGCCGTCGCATCGGGGGACGTGCGCGTCATCCCCCAGGACGACCGGCTTGCGACGTGGGAACCATCCTTCGATGGGGCGCCACTGTACAGGCCCGAGGTCCTACAACTCACCGGCACCCGGAATCACCAACAGGGGGACAATCAATGAAGGCCGACACCACTAACCTGGCGGTCGAATACGTGACGCCGACCAAGCTGCGAACCCACCCGGATAACCCCAGGCGGGGCGATATAGGCGCGATCTACACGTCCATGAAACACCACGGCGTGTACACCCCCGTGATCGCCCAGCGGTCCACCGGCCACATTCTCGTCGGCAACCACCGCTACCTGGCCATGCTGGAGGCCGGGTTAACCGAGATCCCCGTCATTTGGAGGGACGTGGATGACGAGACCGGCATAAAAATCATGCTCGCCGACAACCGCTCCTCCGACATTGCCACCAACGACAACCGGACCATCCTGGACCTACTCATGGCCATGGACAGCATGGACGGCACACTGTACGACGACGACGATGCCGACAACCTCCGCGACCTCATCGAACAGGAGGGCCACGGGCTCGACCGGATTATGGAGGAGTACGGCGAGACAGATGACGAGGCACGGGCCCCCACAACCGGGGAGCTACTTCAGGTCGTGGACGTGACCATGGCCGAACCACGCCAGGCCGTCACCGCCCACGAGGTGTGGCACATCGGCAGGCACATCCTCGTGGTCGCCAAGCTCCTCACCGAGTGGCCGCTGTGGCGGGACTACCTCACGGAGGGCGTACTGTTCTGCCCCTACCCCGACCCCTACCTCACCATGTCGGATCGGGCGCGGGACGAAACCATGCTGCTGGTGCAGCCGAACACCTACCTGGCGGGGCATCTCATCGACAAACACCGCAGCGCGTTCCCTGACGAGACGGTGGAGCGAATCAAATGACCGCCCCCGCTGAACGGAACCTCCCCCGGGGCGTCAAGGCCACAACCGGGGACGTATTCGACCCCGACGAGCATTACATCTACTTTCTGGCGGGGGACGCTACCGCCCTACTAGCAACCCCCCACCCGCAGGTGCTTGTCGCGGTTAACGAGCTGAGGTCACGGGCGTCCTGGGACCGGTTCGACCGACTGCTCGACACGCGCCGCGTGCTGTTGGACTCCGGCATCTTCAACCTCGCCATGGAGCATGCGCGGAAGCACAACACATCACACGACGTTGGCCTATCAATGCCGCCCGAGGAGATTGACGGGTTCGACCGACTATGGGACGGCTACGGCGAGGTCGTGACACGGTTCGGCGACCGGCTGTGGGGCGCCATCGAGCTTGACCAGGGCGGGATGGGTCATAAGCCGAGGACGCGGGCGAGGATCGAGGAGGAGTTCGGGATCGTCCCAATCCCGGTGTATCACCCCCTGCTCGACGGGTGGGACTACTACGACACGCTAGCCCGCGGCTATGACCGTATTTGCGTCGGGAACATCGTCAAGGCATCCCAGCCGGTACGGCTGCGGCTCATGTGGACCGCGGCGGAACGGGCGCGCGCATACCCATACCTATGGACCCACCTCCTTGGGGCGACACCTAATCAGAACCTCATCGCCATGGCGCACCGGGGGTCGTCCGACTCGTCCTCATGGGTAACCAATCGGAGGTGGATGCCGTCATGGAGGTCGTTTGCAATGCTGACTAGCGTGGCGTCCTTCCCCCCGGACATGTGGCTCGATGTTGATAACCACGTAAAGGGCGGGGACCTGAACGCGGCCAGGAGGGGGGCCGATGGGGTCAGCGCGAACTCCGCTTACGCCCAGCACCTCATGATGGGGACGATGAGGGGGGATACACATCCCTGGCTGTGAGGGCGTTGCCACACCCCCCACCCCTTAGCTATACTGATAGCACACACGCCGAGGGGAGACCACCATGAACCACACCGACACCATGTTCTGCGACGGCTGCGAGGACTTCACCGGGACAATCACCGTCAAGCTGGACGGCGAGACCCTCAACCTTTGCGTCGAGTGCCGCTAACCCATACATCCCCGGTTCCGTCCTACTAGGATGCGAACCGGGGCGCACGGCGCGCCCCGCCGAGACCCCGGCATAACTCGTCAAGGAGCGCCCCCGTGGACCTTCGCCCCTCACCCCGCATTCGCCCCGCATGGCTCCGCACCGACCGCATCATCGAATATGCCACCATCGGCATATTCGTCACCGTTATGGCCCTAGCCAACCTCGCTATCGCCCACTTCGGGCCATGGTTCCTCCCGGTTACCGCATTCGTCGCCGTCGGTGTCGTCCTCGTTACCCGCGATTACCTTCACGACGTCTGGGCATCCCGGGGCGGATCGTTCTGGCCTCGCATGCTGGTAATGATTGCTGCCGCCGGTGTCCTCGCCTACGCGGTGGACCAGTCAGCCGGGATGATCGCCATCGCATCCGTTGCCGCCCTCACGGGTTCCTCCATCGTAGAGACCCTCGTGTTTCAGGGGGTGTTCCGGCGCCGGTGGATGGTCCGTTCTAACGCGTCGAACGTTGCCGGGGCGGTGGCCGACTCCCTCATCTTCCCGGTAGTTGCCTTCGGTGTTACGGGTGTCGGCGGTTGGGCCGCACTGCTGGCGCTGGTAGCAACCCAGGCCGCAACGAAAACCCTGGGCGGGCTCCTGTGGGCCACCGTCTTCCGCTTCACCCTAAACCCCGACGCCCGCCGTGCCCGGCGCGCCCGGCTCACGGCATGAGGGATGATCCGCTTGGTCGGGCTATCGACCTCGCCGTACAGGCGGCGCGGGGTGGGGGTGGCCCGTTTGGTGCGGTCATTGACATGCACGGCCGCCTGTTTGAGGCCACTAACCGGGTGACGGCCTCCCATGATCCGACCGCGCACGCCGAGGTGATGGCGATACGTGCCGCCGCCGCCGGATTAGGCACCCATGATCTGTCGGGGGGAGTGCTATACACCTCCACCTACCCGTGCCCGATGTGCTTTACGGCCGCGATGTGGGCGAGGTTGGACCGGGTTGTTTATGCAGCCATGCCGGAGGATGCGGCGGCGGCGGGGTTCGATGATCGGGTGTTTTGGGATGCGGTCCGGGGGGTGGCCCCATTACGGCTGGAGCGGGATGCCCGACCCGCGGGGGTGGCCCCCTTCAATGCGTGGGTGTCGAACACGGAACGGGTGGAGTACTGAGGGTAGTTGCGGGCCCGCACCCCCCTAGCTATACTCGCATTACACACACCGAGGAGGTGCAATGCCCTACACCATCACCCACCAGAACCACCCCGACTGCGCAGACTGCGAAACCCAGGCCACCGAGGCCGCGACCATCGCCCGCGCCACCGGATCGACCGGCGCCACCTGCACACTCACCAACGGCGACACCGACCACGGTGCCACCGTCACCAAGAAAGGAACACCATGACCACGAAACCTAAACGCCGCTGGGCCCTCCCCCTCACCGGGGCCGTCGCCCTCGTCCTCGGTATCACCGTTGGGGCCGCGAGCGCCGACACAACCGAACGGGTCGTCACCGACACCGTAGAGGTCGAGGTCCCCGTCGAGGTCCCCGTCGAAGTCGCCACGCTCCCCAGTGAATGCCTTGACGCCCTCACCGCCGCCGACGACCTCATCCTCACCTCGGCGACGATGATCGAAACCATGTCCCACGGGTTCACCCTCGCCGGGGATGCCGTAGAGGCCGCCGCCGCGTGGGATCACGCCACGATGGACGCGATCCAGGTTGAGCTAGAGGCGATCCTTAGTGAAATGAACGCAGCTAACGCGCTCATCACCACCTCCGACTACCCCGCGAGCCGGGACGCGTGCCGGGGTCACCAGTGAGCACGCGCAAGCCGTGGGCGCGCATGAGCGCGGGCGAGCGGGCGGGCATCATTGCCGTCGGTGTCATCGCCGGGGCGCTGGGCGTGACGGTGCTATGGATCGTGCTCGGCCTGCTGCTGAGGGCCGGGGCATGGGTATGGGGTGGCCTGCTATGAGGCCCGCCTTAGCCGTCGCGGGGGCCGTGGTGGTCGCCGCGATCCTCGCGCTCATCCGCCGTGACACCAGCCGCACTCACCCCGACCGTGAGGCCCTAATGGGGTTGGAGGACTACCGGCCATGATTACCGTGTATTTCACCTTCGGTGTTCAGTACGCCAGCGAGCTGCACCCCGTGCTTGGGTGGGTGGCCCACCCCGACGGGTGGGCGGAGGTCATCGCGCCAACCTATGACCAGGCTGTGCGGGCCTTCTGGAATCTCACGCAGGGGGCGTATGCGTTTGATTACCCCGACAGGCCGGATGAGGGCACGTATCCGCGCGGGTGCGTGTTGCGCATCAATCTTGCCTAACCCCCACCCCCTACGCGGTACTAATAGTACACACACGGAGAGGGAGGACCACCATGACCGACCACCCCCACAACAACACACCCCCGAGGACCCCATGACCACCTGGACCGAGCACGTGCCGCTGGAACTCGTGAACCGTGTCGTCGCCCGCCTCATGAACTCGGGCCCCGACGGCATCATCCTCGCCAACGAGGTCAACACCCTCCTCGGCTACTCCGCCCGCCGCCACGCCGAGCGTGAACTCGCCGCGGACATCACCGCCAACCCACGCGCCGTCGAGGCCGTCAACACAATCAAAACCCACCTGTCCGACCGGTACGTCGACCACGACGCCGAGGAGATTGCATGGAACATCGTCCTAGACCTCACCGAGCGGGGATGGACACCGTGAACCACGACAAGGTTGTGGCCACACTCCGTCGCCTCACCCACGCCAGTAACCGCTACCGTAACGCCGCCCAACGCAACCCCAACGCGGCAAGCGTCCCCCACCTCCTCACCGTCTGCACCGCCACCATCCGCGAGGCATTCCAAGGGGGCGCGACCTTCCACGAGGTCGCCCGCGCCGCCGGGTTCACGGAGGACCTGTCATGACACCGCTACCTACCCTGCCGAATAGTGTTGAGGGGATCGTCGGTGAGGGCCCTTGGCGCGTGCAATGCCAAGAGTGCGGCGTCATTGGCGAACATCGCATCTTGCTCCACGCGATCCGGTCCCACGAACTGCTCTTCCACGAGTGGCCCGATGGCGCTAACCCGCGCCTATGCCGTGATTGCCGACTGGCACGCAACTGTGCATGCCACCGGTGCGCCGAGGAACGGGGGAACCGATGACCGCTACTGACCGGTTAGACCGCCTACGCCGCCACCTCAAAGCAGCGGCGGACCTTACGGCCGAGGCGATCATCGCCACCCACATAGCTGACCTGCCTCGCGACACGATCCGGCGGCAAATCGCTCACGCCCGGACAAGGCTGCGCCGCGCCGAGCACCAGCTCGACAAACTCACGAACGGAGACGACCAGTGACCGCCGCCGATGACCTCGCACGCCTCGCGGAGGCGGTGCCCGCCGAGTCGCGGGAGTGGGCCGCCGATACCGGCCGGGACGACGGAGAGGCATGGGTGTACATGCTCAACCCGCCCCGCGCGCTCCCACTGCATGGCTTCCCCGAGGCCGCCGAGTTTATTGCTGCGGCGAACCCCGCCACGATCCTCCGCCTCATCGCTGCGCTGGACGAGGAGGGCACCGAGAACATGAACAGGCGGGACGCCCTCTCGTTTCTGAAAGAGGAACGGGACGCGCTGGCCGCCCGCCTCGCCGCCATCGAAGCCCTCGCCGACGAGTGGGAGTGCACCGAGGCGTACCGGTGCACCAACGCTGGCGAGTGCTCTCGCTGCCTCGCCTACCAGTCCGCCGTCATCCGACTCCGCGCCGCTCTCTCGGCGGCCCCCACCGACACCACCAAGGAGACCTCATGAGCACCGCCGTCGCGCACCATGTCAGCGTCGAGATCCTCACGACGCTCGACCATGGCCCCGCCGAACTCCGGGGCACCACGGGCTACTTCCGCCCCGAGAAGGCTCGCTGGACGATCAGCCGAGGCTCTCAGTGGGCTCGCACCGAGGACGAGCGCTCGCGCCAGTGGGACCGGACGTTCGAGCACGTCGAGGTGTTCGGCCCCAAGACCCGTGCACCCCAGGGCGGCCTGTCTGGCGTCGGGTTCGGTTCGCTCAGTTCAGACCTGCCTGACTGGCTCGCCTCGCAGCGGCCGGCGGCCCTTGATGAGGCTGTCCGCTTCCTGACGGGTGTGGCCCGATGACCGCCGCTGACCGCCCGACCGTCACGCCCCGCGTTGGGGACACCATCACCACCGCCGAGCAGCTTGACGCGCTGCCTGTTGGCAGCGTCATCGTTGACCCCTACGACGAGAAGGGCGACGCCCCCGTTGTGCTCTGCCGAGCGAGCGACGGCCCCTGGGCAGCGCTAACTACCGGCCTACTCATCGGCAAGGGCTGGTGGACATCAACAGAAATCGCCTCCGCCGCCAAAAGCGTGCGAGTCGTCTACATCCCCGGCGAGCAGTCCCGCCCGTCCGTCACCGACGACGCCCGCGCCGAGGCCGAGCGGCGTTACCCCAGCGACGTAGCCGACCGGGGCTTGACCTACCCAACCGGTGCAGTCCGGGAGCACAGTCAGGCCGCATTCGTGGCCGGTGCCGAGTGGGCCGCTGGCCGCGCCGAGACGCCTGCGGGCCTGACCGTTTCCGAGGACGGCTCGGTCCTGAACTGGCAGGGCGTGAACTACGTCCCCCAACGCGCCGAGACGACCACCGCGACCACCGAGGACGCGGCACGAGTGCTGTACGAGTCCGGCACCGGCTTCAAGCTGACCGAGGGCAAGCCGTGGGAGGAACTGGCGGAGTCGTCTCGCAACTCCCAACGCAGGCTCGCTCAGGCGCTCGCGGACGCCGGCCTGCTCGCCACGGCCCGCACCCGCCCCACCGACACCACCAAGGAGACCTCATGAGCAAGTGCATCAGCGGCCAGGGCGAGTACAGCGACCACACCCCCGGCGATGAGGAGTTCGTCTGCGGGCGCTGCTACGTGGTGGACGAGGAGGCCATGCGAGCCGAGATTGAGCGCCTTCGTGCCGCCCTGACCGCCGACCGCCTGTCCGTCACCGAGACGACCACCGTCTGCGTCCACTGCGGGCTACCCCTCGACCCTGAGGGGATCGCCGACGACGGCAGCAGCAACTGCGCGGCTTCCCAGGAAGGGCCAGCCGACGACCTGGGGAACGTGCCCCACGAACCCGCCGAGACGACCACCGAGGACATTCAGACTCTCGACGCCCGGTGGTTCGAGCGCTGGGAGACGGAGCAACCGCTCGCGGACAAGTACGCCGGGTACTACCAGGGCCGCGTGTCTGCCGTTGCTCAGTGTCGGGAGGAGTTGCGCCGCCTGCTCGCCACGGCCCCCACCGACACCACCAAGGAGAACTGACCATGCGCTCCACGATCCCGACCCTCCACTGCGACGGCGACGACTGCGACAACTGGGACGTCGACTACTACGAGACGTCCGCCCACAGCGTCGATGCCGAGCGGATCACCGCCACCACCCGCGCGCCGGGCTGGACGTCCACCGACACCACAGACCTGTGCCCTGAGTGCGTTCAGGAAGGAGACGCCCGATGACCGCCGCCGACCTGTCCGTCACCGACAACGCCCGCGCCGGGCAGTGCCCCGACCACAAGCCGGTACAGCACCGCGACGGGAAGCCGCCCTGGTGTAATCGCTGCGGACTCACCGCAGCTGGTACTACGCCCCCAGAGCCAGCGTGGGCCGCTGCCCGCGCCGAGACGACCACCGCGCACGAGTGCGACAGTGGCGACTTCGACCGCACCATCTGCGGCTGCGGGGCCATGCACTCCTACTGCACCGGCTGCGGCACGCGACAGGACGACTGCCGCGCCGAGACGACCACCGCCACCACCGAGGACGCGGCACGGGTCATTGATGATGCGTGCTACGGCGGTGCGAGCAGCCCGCAGGAGATCGCCCAGGCGCTCGCGGACGCCGGCCTGCTCGCCACGGCCCGCACCCGCCCCACCCGCGAGCAGATCGCCGCCGTCATCCACCACGACGGCTGGGAAGTGCCGCAGGGCTACGAGGACAGCCTCGACCCCGAGAACTGCGCCACCTGCCGCGACGCACTCAACACCGCCGATGCGGTGCTGGCGCTGCTCGAAGGTGGTGGGAACCGATGAGCCTCTACTACGACGGCCTGCCCATGACCGGGAGCGGCATCGACGACTACACCATCACCGCCCCCGTCACCTGCCACTGCGGCTACGACAACGACCACGACATCACCATCCACGGCCACACCGGCACCTGGGCCTGCCCCACATGCGACACCGAACACGAATGGCACAACGAATAAACACCCACAGCCACCCCCCCCCACATCCCGCACGAAAACATGGCTACGTAGTACGGTGCCACGCATGGCCATCAAACCCACAGACGCCACCCTCATCCTCGCCGCCACCGCCCGCACGACCCGCTTCCTCACATCCGACACCCTCGGCGGCTGGCTCATAGCCGACCCCGCACGAGAGTGGGCGCGACAACGTGAGGCCCCGACGCGGGAGCAGACGCAGTGGGTGGGGGGACGGTTGGAGCGTGTGGCGGTCCCGACCGACTTCTCCCCGGACCACGGGTGGCGGTCGAAGCTGGTGTCCGGGTTGGACTGCCCCTACTGCGTCGGCACTTGGGTCGGGTTCGCCGCGATCACGTCCTACCTGGTGGCGCGGCGGTGGCCCGCTACCCTGGCGGTGTGGCGGTTCCTGGCCGCCGGGCTAGGCATGAACTACGTGATCGGGCACGTGTCTAGTCGTATCGACTGACGGAGGGCACGATGGCACTGTATGGACCGGCGGCGGCGGCGGGGGTTAGTACCGCGTCGATGCTCCATCCACCCCCGGTGAGAGCGGTGGGGTCACCGAAACCGATGACGACGCTGTTGGCGTCGGCGTCCCGGCTCACGTCGGAGGCGTTGAAAGGGCGCCGGTGGTCCGCGGCTAATCAGGACTGGCAGGAGGACGCGTGGGACATGCTCGACCTGGTGGGCGAGCAACGATTCCTCACCAACACTCTCGCTAACCGGCTGTCGCAGGCGCTGCTATACGTGGGCCGGGTCGGGGACATGCTTGACGGCCCGGAGGCGGTTGAGGACCCGACGATTGCTGGCGTGCTGGACGCCCTCGGCGGGTCCGCGGTCGGACGGACGCAACTGCTGCGGCGCCTCGCGGTGAACCTGTCCATCGCGGGGGAGGGGTGGCTGGTGGGTATCCCCTCGGGCCTGCTACCGGAGGAGCACCGGACGCAGGAACCGCGGGCCGACTGGCGGCAGGGCGATGAACTATTCCTGGACGACCTTGAGTGGCGGATGCTGTCGACGTCGGAGGTGTCTACGACGGCGCAGGGCACCGCGAAACTACGGTTGGCGGAGAACGTGACCGTCGAGGCGTCCCCCGACGACCTGTACCTGATCCGCGTGTGGCATCCGCATCCGCGGCGGGCGTGGGAGGCCGACTCCCCCACCCGCTCATCCCTGCCCGTGCTGCGGGAACTGGTCGGGCTAACGATGCACATTAGCGCCCAGGTTGATTCCCGGCTCGCCGGTGCCGGGGTGTTCATCGTCCCGGCGTCGGCGTCG